TTGTACCATCTTTGTGGTGGAAGATGAGATGGAAGGCCCCAATGGAATTGAAGCATCCTGGCGCTTTGTTTCCCACGCACTCCGCTATGGAGCTGGTGTGGCTGTTCATCTCTCGAAGCTTCGACCAAAGGGAACAGAGACTCAAAAAGGCAAGGACAAGCTGATTGCTTCAGGCCCAGTCAGCTTTGGCAGGATCTACTCAATGCTCAATGAAGTGTTGCGTAGGGGCGGCACATTCCGCAACGGTGCGTGTGTGTTGCATCTCGATTTGTGCCATGAAGACATCCTTGAGTTCATCACAGTAAGCCGCGCTGAGCTGCCCTGGGTAAAGCGTTGCGTCAACATCAATCGATTTTGGTGGGATGCTGCTTCTCAGGAAGTTAAGGATGCGCTTATTCAAGCGATTAAGAGCGGAGATATCTGGCTTGCAAAAACCAAGGTAGACAGAAATGGAAATCGCATTCGAGCAAACGTGTGCCTCGAAGTTTTTCTGCTGTCACGGGGAACTTGTCTCCTGCAGCACGTTAACCTCGGGGCCTGCAACATCGATGACATACAACGTGCTTTTGTCCACGGAATGTCCGAGCTGTGCGCGTTACATGGTCGAACAAATGTCGACGCTAGCGGCGAGTATCTCAGTCCAGAAACAGACCGCCAAGTGGGTCTCGGAATGCTTGGACTTGCCAACCTCCTCCGCCGCTATGGGGTCACCTACAAAGAGTTCGGAGAGGCCCTCCACCTAGTCAACAGCAACATCGGACATGCTGCTACCAAGGCCTCGCTTTTGGCCCTGGAGTTTAAGCAAGCCATTGAAGCTGCAGCCCAGGTGGCTCGTGCCAACAACATGGAACGGGCTTTCTGCATTGCTCCTACTGCTTCCTGCAGTTACCGCTACACCGATCTTGACGGCTACGTCACCACCCCTGAGATTGCCCCTCCCATTGCCCGGCATGTTGATCGGGACTCTGGAACCCTTGGTGTGATGTCCGTCGACTATGGCCCTGTAGAGATCGCTGAGGAAGTGGGTTGGGATGCCTACAAGTCTGTTGCAGACGGACTGATGTACATGCTGGATCGTACAGGGTTGCTGCATGGCTACAGCTTTAATAGCTGGTCAGATGTTGTGACCTATGACGAGGCATTTATTGAGGACTGGCTTAAGTCTCCCCAGACCTCTCTTTATTACGCTTTGCAAGTGATGCCTGATACTCTTCGCAAGGATGATGCCACGGCCATTCTTGATGATGATTATAAGGACATCTTCTCTTTTGAATCTGATGATGCCTTTTGTGTTTCTTGTGCAGAGTAATGTCTAGCTATTTTGATGTGATCGCTCGAAAGCGTAAATGGACCCCTGTTCAAGTTGAGCGGGGGTCTTTTGTTGAAGGCTCAGAGGAATCTTTGTTTAGGGCTCTGGCTCTCAGAACCCTAGAGCTCCCAGTGAAGGAGTTTCTGCAGCAGGGATTGGAGAAGGAGCTGCCCGATAAGCCTGGTGTGATGGAAGCTCTCCTGTCCAACCAACAGGATGAGGACAAGCATGACCTGGGCCTGTCTTATGTGGTAACTGCTCACGGCACTGACCCCAAGGCAGAGCGTGAGGCTCAAGCCATCCGCAAGGCTTGGCTAGAGGCGCCTGAGCATCCGATCCTCAAAGCCTCGATCCTGGAGCGGAGCGTGTTCTTTGTACTGCTTCCGTTCTTCCGGTTCAACGGAGACATGGGCCTGAGGACTCTTGCTGCTGACATCAGTCGTGATGAGCAGACTCATGTGGCAATCCACGGCATGGTTGCTCACGACCTCGGGCTGAAGAGCACCCCAAACCTGAACAAGCTCCGCAAGGCCACTGTGCATTGGGTGATGGATGGTTTGGGTCAGTCCGAGAACAAGTGGCTCGATAAGGACTTCTGGTTAATGCAGTCCGACTCTCTTTATTCCAAAGGTAAGGCATCTGGTCTGGTCGAAACCCAGAGAGCCAGATTCCCGGCCTTCTTTGAGGCGTCTAACAACGACCTACCCGCTTATGGCTGACCAGCTAGAGGTCTCCGACGTATTCGAAGGTGACTCCAATCTGGAGAAACTGCTGGAGAAACTCGAAGACTATTTTCCACCAATCAACCCGCACCCTGACAACCCGATGAACCTGATTATGTATCGATCAGGACAGCGATCAGTTGTTGAGTTTATCAAATCAATTATCGAGGATTAAAGCTATGTGTGGTGGTGCTCCCTCCATGCCGTCCATCCCGGCTCCCCCGCCGGCGCCGGAAATGCCGCCGTCTCCTCCGACTCCACCTCCGATGCCTGAGCCTGCAGCTCCGCTGCCCGCTCCTGCTGCTGTGAGTGCTAGCTCGATGGAGAACGCCAAGATGCAGAAGCGCACCTCTAAGCGTGGTCAGCTTCAGCAAGCAAGTGGTGGTACTTCCCCCCTGAAGATTGCCCTTGCCAAGAGTCCGGTCAACACGACCGATGCCAAAGGTAATCTGAATATCCCTTCCTAAAATGAAAGATTCAGCCTTATCTCGCTACCAAACATTGTCAGCGGATAGGCAGCAATACCTTGACTCTGCCAGGGAGTGTGCGCGTCTCACGCTCCCCTACCTGATCGTTGAAAGCGGTCAGGCCAAGGGGGGTTCGCTCCCTATTCCTTGGCAGAGTGTTGGTGCAAAGGGCGTAAATGTGCTGGCATCCAAGTTGATGCTGTCACTCTTCCCAGTCAATACCAGCTTCTTTAAGCTGCAGATCTCTGATGCTGAACTCATGCAGCTTCCAGAGCTCACCCCAGAAGTTCGCAGTGAGATCGATCTTTCTCTCTCCAAGCTAGAGAGAATTATCCATCAACAGATTGCGGAATCTTCTGATCGGGTGATGCTCCATCAAGCCATGAAGCATCTGGTCGTCACTGGCAATGTACTTATCTTTGTCGGGAAGAAAGCCCTTAAGGTCTATCCACTGGATCGATATGTCGTCAACCGAGATGGCGACGGTAATCTTATTGAAGTATTGACCATTGAGTCTGTTCATCGGACCCTGCTACCACCTGAATTCCAGAAGCATCTCCCAGACACTCAAGACCAGGACAGCAATGCCCCTGGGGCTGATGGCCCTCGTTACGGTGTTGGTTCTGGAAAGAGCTCTAACAACTGGGAGGAGGCTGATGTCTACACCTGGGCCAAGCTCCAGGATGGGCAGTGGAAGTGGTTCCAAGAAGTCGATGGGAAGGTAATTCCTGGTTCTGAAAGTTCTGCCCCTAAGAACATTGCCCCTTGGCTTGGTCTTAGGTTCAATGTTGTTGATGGTGAACCGTTTGGTCGTGGCCGTGTCGAGGAGTTCCTTGGAGACCTCACCTCACTTGAGAACCTCATGCGGGCTCTGGTGGAGGGCAGCGCCGCTGCTGCCAAGGTGATCTTCACCGTCTCCCCCTCTGCCTCTACCAAGCCACAATCCCTTGCCCGTGCAAGCAACGGTGCAATCATTCAGGGTCGACCTGATGATGTGGGTGTGATTCAGGTTGGTAAGACTGCCGACTTCAGAACTGTTCAGGAGATGATTCGTGATCTGACGACTCGCTTGTCAGATGCTTTCCTGATCCTGAATCCTCGTCAGTCAGAGCGCACAACTGCGACCGAAATCTCTGCTATCCAACAGGAGCTCAATGAGCAGCTGGGTGGAATTTATGGGAACCTTACAACGGAGCTGCTTGGTCCTTATCTGAGCCGTAAGCTTCATATCCTCCAGCGTCAGAAGGCTGTACCACCTCTCCCCAAGGGACTGGTGATGCCGACTGTGGTTGCTGGCCTTAACGGCATTGGTCGTGGTCAGGAACGTCTTGCATTGATGGAGTTTATGCAGACTGTGGCTCAAGGCATGGGTCCTGAAGCTCTTGCCCAATTCATCAACCCAACCGAATTCCTCAAGAGACTTGCTGCTGCTAGCGGTATCGATGTTCTCAATCTCATCAAGGATCCTGCCACGATGGAGAAAGAGACGAATGATCAGAAGCAGAACATGATGCAAGCCAGCCTGATGAATCAGATGGGTCAGCTTGCCAAGTCTCCTATTGGTGAAAAATTAGTTGAACAGTATGCCAACGAACAACAGCAAATCCAACCAACCCAACCGGAGTCGAGCCCGGCAGTCTGACGGCACTTACAAAGGTGGCGTCGACACTGGTGAAGCTTGGGTGCCAACCGAAGTCGAATCCAGTCTGGATAAGGACATTGACTACAGCATCAAACCGACCATCAAGCCGTCTGGTGATGCTGGAACCTACAGCCAGAAGCCCAAGATTCGCCCCTCTTTCGGTAACGTAACCACCCAAACCTACTAATGGCCACCGTAACTTTCGACACCCAACCGGACGCACCAACTGCTCAGCAGCAAGCAGCCGAAGCAGAAGCTCTTGCCCAGGGAGAGAAGATTCAACAGATGCAGGATGAGGATCGTGCTCGCCTGTATGACCAAGTTGAGTCTGAGAACCAGTCCGCCGAGCTCATTGGCGGTAAGTTTAAATCCCAGGAAGAGCTTCTGAAGGCCTACGAGGAGCTTCAAAAGAAGCTTGGCCAAGGAGACCAGGAGGAGGGTGATGTAGGCCCCTCAGAGGGGCAGGAAGAGGTCTCTCCGCAGCAGTTTGAAACGTTGACCAAAGCTGCTGATGAATATGCTCAAGGTAAAGGTCTTAGCGAAGACACTGTTAAGAGCTTGGCTGAGCAGCTCAAGTCTGATCCTGAGAAGTTCATTCGTGAGTATGAGGCCTTCTACACCCAGAATGCTGGCCGCTACCAGCAAGCCCAGCAGCTCGCTCAAGCTGAAGCCAATGAGATCATGGCCATCGCTGGTGGCCCTGAGGGCTATCAGGAGATGGTGCAGTGGGCGGCTGAGAACCTTGATGCTTCTGAGGTTGATGCCTTCAACAGCATCACCGACTCCGGGAATGCTTCGGCAATTAAATTTGCCGTCAATGCCCTGAAAGATCGCTTTAAGGCAGCCGAAGGCTTTGAGGGGCAGATGGTCAGTGGTAGGGCTTCTTCCAACACTGGCATCAAGCCTTACCGCAGTACTGCTGAGCTGGCTCGGGATATCGCCAACCCCCTCTACTCTTCTGATCCCGCTTTCCGGGCTGACGTAGAGGAGCGGCTGTCTATTAGTAAGGATCTCCTCTGATCTAGAGCCCGCGCCCGTGGCTTAGTAACGGCGAAATTGTCCATGCTCCTGGTTGGTCCAGGGTTGTCCATGGGCAGGAAGGAAGGGGAGTGGGGCACCTCATAGTCGGACCCCATTCCTGTTGCCCGTGTCCGTGGCTTAAAACGGCAATCCTTGCAAGGAAAGATCTAGGTCTTTAGATACAATCTAAGAGTAGGAGAGAGCCCTCTGCGGAGGACAACTTTCATCTGAAAAGGATTTGATCGGCTGACCGAACAAACACACTTTCTCCTAGTTCTTTCAAATGGCTAACATTTCTAACCTGACTCGGCCTAATGCCGTAAACGGTAACCAATCTAATACTTTTGCAAACAAGTACGCCACCGCCCTGACTCTGTTCAGCGGCGAGGTGTTCACTGCTTTTAACGCTGCCAGCATCTTCAAAGGTCTGATCCGCAGCTACACCCTGCGTGGTGGTAAGAGCAAGCAGTTCCTGCTGACCGGTACTCTCGGCGCTGGCTACCACACCCCTGGTACGCCCATCCTCGGGGATACCGCTCTGAAGGCGAACGAGAAGACCATCGTGATGGACGATCTGCTGGTGTCCAGCCAGTTCGTCTACTCGCTCGATGAGGTTCTGTCTCAGTACAGCCAGCGTGCCGAGATCTCGAAGCAGATCGGTGAGGCCATGGCCAAATTCTATGACCAGCGCATCGCTCGTGTGCTCGACAACGCTTCCCGTGAAGCTGCCGTCGTGACTGGTGAGTCTGGTGGCTTTGAGGTGAAGATTGGTGCTAACAACCAGTTCAACGCCCAAGCCCTGGTGGATGGCTTCTTCGAGGCTGCTGCCGTCCTGGATGAGCGCAATGCTCCTCAGGAAGGCCGTGTGGCCGTGCTGAGCCCCCGTCAGTACTACAGCCTGATCTCCTCGGTGGATACCAACATCCTCAACCGTGAGATCGGCAACACCCAAGGCGACATGAACAGCGGCAAAGGCCTCTACAGCATTGCCGGCATCCGCCTGTACAAGTCCAACAACCTGCCTTTCATGGCGGCTGGTGGCGCTGCCGTGACCGGCGAAAACAACACCTATGCCCACACCAACACCACCTGTGCTGGCCTGGTCTTCCATCGTGAAGCCGCCGGTACCGTGGAAGCTGTGGCTCCTAGCGTGGAAACCACCTCTGGTGACTTCGGCGTGATGTATCAGGGCGACCTGATCGTCGGCAAGCTCGCCATGGGTTGTGCTTCCCTGCGTACCTCCGTGGCTGGCTCGATCCAAGCCAAGGCCTGATAACGGCCCCTGGGACCTTCGGGTCCCTCGGGGCATACCATTCCCTAGAAATAAATGGCAAAGCTTACTAAGTTAGCAGCTATTAACATCATTCTCTCGAACGTCGGTCAGTCACCTGTCACCAATATCGATGCTAGCAACCCTGCTATCAAGTTGGCTGAAAGCATTCTGGATGAGGTGACAAATGCTTTGCAGACTGAGCAGTGGCATTTCAATACCGAACAGGACTATCCCTTCGTGCCTGATGTCAACGGTCAAATCGTAGTTCCCTCGAATCTTTTGGCCCTTGACCTTGTGCCTTGGGATGAGCGTGACATTGTCATCCGTAGTGGCAAGCTTTACGACAAGAAGAATCACACGTATACGTTTACTACCACTCTTTTCCTTGATGTGGTTTGGACGTTTGACTTTGTCGATCTTCCTGAAGTCTTTAAGCAATATGCTGCAATTCGGGCAGCGAACCTGTTTGCTGGTCGTGCTGTTGGCTCCACCGAAGTTGTCAAATACTCGGAGCGTGAAGAGAGTATTGCCAGAGCTGCTTGTCTTGAGTATGAAACTCGTCAAGCTGACTACAACATCTTTAGCGATGTTGCTGGTGATACCAGTGTAATTCACTTCCGCCCATATGACGT